GCATGTCATTTCAGGTCAATCCCCTGAATAATGACTTGATTTCGATTGTAAATGAAACTGCGATTGCCCGTTCTGTCAGAAATCTTATTTTTACTCAACCTGGAGAAAGATTTTTCAATCAAAATTTAGGTTCTAAAGTATCTAAGGTTCTTTTTGAGAACATGGATGAGATTTCTGCATCAGTTATAAAGGATGAAATTGAAAATACAATTAATAATTACGAACCAAGAGTTGATTTGATATCGGTAGATGTTTCTCCGAACTATGATAATAATGAATTTAACGTAACTATCAATTATTATATCGTTGGGATTGATGTTCCCGCACAACAATTAGCATTCGCACTACAGCCAACGAGATAAATGGCACTTGTAAATTTCACTAACCTAGATTTCGATCAAATAAAGACTTCGATTAAGGATTATCTTAGATCGAATTCTAATTTTACTGACTATGATTTTGAGGGATCTACTTTATCAACAATCATAGATTTACTAGCTTATAATACTTACATTACCTCATATAATGCTAATATGATTAGCAATGAGGTTTTTATTGATAGTGCGACTCTTCGAGAAAATGTTGTTTCTCTTGCTAGAAATATTGGTTATGTTCCCAGATCTAGAACATCTGCTGTAGCAAATATATCCTTTTTTGTTGATACTACTACACTTACAACAAATCCTGAAACAGTTACTCTTAAGAGTGGGGTTGTATGTACTAGTGCATCTACTTTTGGTTCTACAAGTTATTCATTTATAATTCCATCAGATATTACTGTTCCTGTTGTAAATGGAATCGCTTTATTTGAGGGAGTAGAAATTTATGAAGGAACATTCTTAACTGAAAATTTTACAGTTGATTCTAATAATCCAAATCAAAAATTTATACTAGGCAACGCAAATATTGATACATCTTTGATTAGAGTTAATGTAAGAAATACGCAATCAAGTACTATTAGCAGACAGTTCACTCTTGCTAGTTCTTTGTTTAACATTAGAGAAAATTCTAGAGTTTTCTTTATTCAAGAGGTTGAAGATCAAAGATATGAATTGATATTTGGTGATGGTATATTTGGAGAAAAATTAGAAAATCTTAATTTTATTGAAGTTACTTATGCAACTTCAAATGGAGAAAGCGCTAATGGAGTTAGATCATTTACTTATAGTGGTAGATTAGTTGATAATAAAAATAGAGTTATAAATTCCGGAATTTCATTAATTACTACAAATATACCGTCCAGAAGTGGTAAAGAAATTGAATCTGTAGAGTCTATAAAGAAATATGCTCCACAGATTTATGCATCTCAATTGAGAGCAGTGACTCCTGCGGATTATGAAGCAATTATCCCACAAATATATCCAGAAGCAGAATCAGTGTCTGTTTTTGGAGGAGAAGATTTAGATCCACCTCAATTTGGAAAAGTTTTTATTTCAATTAAACCTTTTAATGGTGAAATTATTTCCACTTTCATAAAAACTAATTTATTACGAAGACTAAGAAAATATTCTGTTTCTGGTATTGTGCCAGAAATTCTAGACTTGAAATATCTTTATATTGAATACGAGTCCTCAGTATATTTTAATAATAATGCTACAAAGAGTGCTCAAGATGTATCAAGTATTATTCAGAACAATATATCAAAATACTCAGATTCTTCTGAGATGAATAGGTATGGGGCAAGATTTAAGTATAGTAAGTTTTTAAAAATAATTGATGATAGTCATCCAGCAGTTACCTCTAATATCACTAAGATTGTTATAAGAAGAAATCTTAGACCAATACTAAATGCATTAACCACATATGAAATTTGTTATGGTAATGAATTTCACATTAAAGATAATGGAGGGTTTAATATTAAATCATCTGGATTTAATGTGCCAGGAGTCGTAGAGACTGTTTACATGTCAGATAGGCCAAATAATGACCTAAGGACAGGAACTATTTTCCTTTTTAAGAATCCAGGTTCACCAACAATTGTTTTTGATAATATTGGAACTATTGATTATGTTAAAGGAGAGATTAATTTAGCACCAATATCAATCTCTTCAACTACAAAAACAAGTAATGGAACTCCAATAATAGAAATATCTGCTATACCAAAATCGAATGATGTAATTGGACTTCAGGACTTATATTTACAACTAAATACTACTAACAGCACTTTGACTATGATCTCAGATAGAATTTCTTCTGGGGCAGACGTGTCTGGTACAACATACATAACAAGTTCAAGTTTTGTCAACGGAGACTTAGTAAGACTGTAATAATATGAGCAATACTAGAATTCAAATCAATTCCATAGTACAAAATCAACTTCCAGATTTTGTAAGAGAGGAGTTTCCTCTCGTTCAAGATTTTTTGTCCGAATATTATAGTTCATTAGAAAATCAGAGTGGAACACTTGATTTAATTCAAAATATTGATCAGTACGTCAAGGTAGATAGTTTAGCAAATTTAACTGAATCTACAACGTTATTACAAGATTTAAATTATTTTAATCAATCTATATCCGTAGAGTCTACCGCAGGATTTCCTGATAGATATGGACTAATTTTAATTGATAATGAAATTATCACATATAAATCAAAGACTAGTACAACCTTTGAGGATTGTGTTCGTGGGTTTAGTGGAATAACCGAATATGGATCCGAATTAACCTTTCAAGAAACAAATTCAGAAACTCATACTCAAGGGACCACTGTATCTAATCTTAGTATTCTATTTTTGAAAGAATTTTTTAGAAAATTAAAAATTCAGATAACACCCGGATTTGAGGATAGAAAGTTTTATGAAAATTTAAATGAAAGACTTTTCATAAAGCAATCTGTAGATTTTTACAAGAGTAAAGGATCTGATGAATCTTTTGAAATTCTTTTTAGAGTTTTGTATGGAAAAGATGTTGAAGTAATAAAACCCCGAGATTATTTAATTGAACCATCTACGGCAGAATATAGAAATTTAAAATTCCTAGTAGTAGAAGCAATTCAGGGTGATCCTAGAAATTTAGAAAATAGAACTTTATATCAAGATGAGGTATATGATATTCCAAGGTCTCAAGGAACTGTTGTAAGTGTAGAACCATTCTTAAGAGGCAATAAAGAATATTTTCTTCTTGGATTAGATTATTACTTCGATACGAATATTCAGTCAATTTTTAGTGAATTTTCTATACATCCAAGTACGAAATCACTAAGAAATATTTCAATTGATTCCACATATATTGATGTAGACTCTACGGTTGGATTCCCCGAGGAAGGATCTTTAGTAATTTCTTTACAAAATGGAACTTTCTTAAATGTTGATTATACTTCAAAAAATTTAAATCAATTTTTGGGTTGCACCGGAATAACTCAAAATATTCAAAAAGAAGATTTCATCAGATTAAATGCATTTGCATACTCCTACTCTACCAATAATGCAGATAATATAACAGTAAGAGTTACAGGAATTTTGTCAGAGTTAGATATTTCTAATGCAAGTAATTTTTATAAGAAAGGAGACTCTATAAAGATTAAATCTCTTGGAAAAATAATTAGAGATGATGTAAGATCTGAGTGGTTCTATAATATTCCAGTAACTTATAATGTAGAATCTTTAAAGTTAAAAGATTCTTCGGATGGACCAGTATATCAAATAAATTTTTATGACAATCACACTTTTAATATAGGAGACACTGCAACTATTATTCCATCTTCAGGATCTGGATACTCATTAAGAGTTATTTCTTACTTGAGTCCAAAGTCAATAGAAGTAAGAGTCGGTTCTTATCTAAATTTGAACTTGACTTATAAAGTAGAAAAAGATCTTTTGAAGACAAACCTAGATTATTTGGAAAATAATTTAAATATTTTTAACGCTAATATTCAAAATACTTATTATTCTGAAATTGATGATTCTATTTACGTATCATCATCATCACTTCCATTTTTTGGAAATGACTTTATTTCTCCAAATGATAGAAAGATAGTTTTTTCTGGAACTTTTATTGAAGATTATGAAATTTACTCACTAAATCATGGATTTTACACTGGAGATTCTGTAGTTTATTATCCAGGTACTGATAGTTCATTGGACCTATCTATTGGAATTTATTATGTAAAAAAAGTAAGTAATAATACTTTTAAATTGTCTAGGAGTAGAAATGATATATTTAATGAAAGATATATTTCTATTTCTGGGTCTGCAAACAACGATATTTTTATTTTTAGAGATCAATCTACAGAATCTTTAGATAGAAAATATATACAACCACAAAACCTTTTAAGAAAGATTAGAAGACCTTTCACTTCTAATGTAAAAGATGATACTCCTATTGGACCAATCGGCATTTTTAAAAATGGAGTAGAAGTTAATAATTATAAGTCAAATGATTTAGTTTATTATGGTCCAATAGAATCTATTGATGTTCTCTCATCAACAGAAGATTTTGATGTATTAAATCCCCCTATTATTGAAATTTCTGATTCTATCGGAACTGGAGCATCGGTTTATTCTTCTGTTAATGGATCTCTATTGAGAATTGAAGTTATTGATTCTGGATTTGATTATTTGAATGAACCAAAGATACTGATTGGTGGTGGAAATGGATCTGGAGCAGAAGCCGAAGCAAAGTTAGTTTCATTTCAGCATGAAGTCGAATTCAATTCATCTTCATCATCTACAGTAAACTTGTCGGATAATACGATAGGTTTTGCAACCTATCACAAGTTTAGAAATAATGAAAGTATTTTTTATGATTCACAGGGTCAGTCAATAATTGGTGGACTCTCCACATCTTCATCATATTTTGTATCAATTCAAGATGAATATACAATAAAACTTCATAATTCTTTCTCAGATAGTTTATCTGGAATTAATACAATATCATTAACTTCTTATGGTTCAGGAATTCATAAGTTCAAGTCAACAAATATAAAAAAGAAGATATCATCAATTATAGTAACTAATTCTGGTTCAAATTACCAAACAAAGAAAACTTCTTGTCTTCCTATAGGCATTAATACATCAACAAATGAAATTACACTTAATAATCATGGATATTCCAGTGGTGAAATAATCACATATACTCCAACAGATGTTTTAGCTGCAGGATTAACGACTACTTCATATTATGTTACCAAGATAAATGATAATACAATTAAGTTATCGGAAATTGCATCTTTCCCATTAGAAAAGAATTTTTATTTTAAAAATAAGCAATATGTAAATATAACCTCAATTGGTTCCGGAACTCACATATTTGATTATGAACCAATAAATGTTACTGTTATTGGAAATATTGGAGTTTCAACTTCAGCAAACCAAAACTTTAATGCAGTATTACAACCCATCTTTAGGGGTAAAGTTCAATCTATTTTTGTAAGTAATGGTGGATCTGGATATGGTTCTGAAG